TGAAGCATTGCCTGAGGTTCATGTCAAGGCTGGCGGACGGTATTAGCAACCTATAGTGTGGCATGGCCAATCCCACAAGAAAAATGATTGACCCTTATTCTTCGCTAAAGTCTTGCTGTGCTGTATTCATGGCCGGTCGTTTATCTGATTCCGGCACAAGTGCTGGTTTGCCCGGCGGCTTTGTGATCATGCCGCTCAGGAGTTCGTTGAACCTCTTCTTTCCGAGAAGAGAGGTCATTGCTGTGATTCCCAGAAGCTTCTTTTCGTAAGGATCGAAGCCTGCTTCAGTCACGACAGCTGCAACTGCATTCTCATCCGTGAACTTGCGGTTCGATTTGCCTTCCACTATTTTGAAACCGGAATATTCGATGCCGGAGAGTGCCTGCTGAAGCGCATATTCCTTGATGTCATTCGCCCAGGCTACCAGATCATCAATCCGAGGAAGGATGGCAGCTACTTCTGTTTCATCCAGTTCGGGCGGCATCTCAAAGTCATACTGTGCGAGTTCCAGATTGTGTTCGGCACGCTTGCGGCATGTTGCCTTTGCCTTGCAGAACTGGCAGTGGTCACCGGCGTGGAATTCTCCTTCACCGTTGTAGGCAAGCTCTGCGGTAGGCTTCAGGACATTCTCAGCCCACTTCATCAGCTTCTTTTTGCTGATCTCATAGGTGCTGACGTTATCTCTGCGGGGCTGGAAGATAGTGAGCCGGATGGTCTCAATGTCATAGATTCCGTCATAGGTATCCAGGGCACCGAGGGCGTAACACATCATCTGCGGATTATCATCAGCTTCCACCAGGACACCGAGTCCATATTTGAAGTCGATGATGTGTAGTACATCGTCCGCGATAATCACACAGTCGCCGGTTCCGAAGCCTTCCGGTACCCACTTTGAGAAGTCCAGTCTTTCCTCTATAAGGATCAGCGGATCGGAGCAATGCTGCTTTGCCGCTTCGACCTGCTCCATGACGTATGAAGCATATTCGTCGGTGGAGTCAGCCATTTCCGTATCAAAGTAGGTCAGGTTCTCCGTGGGATCTTCTGTGTTTCTTCCAAGCAGCTTCTCAACCTTGTATTCGCAGAGGGCGTGGGCATCCGTGCCTTGCTGTGCGTAAGGACTGTCGCTGTCATTGATACCGGCACATAGTTTTGCGCTTGGCGGGCAGGCGAGCCATCTGTGGCTTGCGGAGGCGGAAAGAAATGCGTGCTTAGGCATCGGTCAATCCTACCACCTCTGTGACAAGTGCCGCGTAGTCCTTCGGATCCACATCGGTAAGGCTGCCTCCGTTGCCATACTTCTGAACGATCGCTTTGACATCTGCCTTGAAGCGGCCATCTGCTTCGTTTGCCTTCTTTGCCAGGATGCCTCTGACCTCTTCCTTGGAATACTGCTTAGGTACAGGTTCTTCCTTTGGAGCAGGGGCTTCTTTCTTTGACTTCTTCTCAGCCTTGGCCGGGGCTTCGTCTGTTCCGGAATAGAATTCCTTTAAAGCTCTGCCGGTCTCAGCCAGGGTTTCTCCGCAGCTGATCAGGTTGTCGATCATGGCAGAGAGTTCACTCATTTTGCTCATCTTGACTTTCTCCCTTCTTTTCATTTTGTAGTTTTCTTGCAAGCCGCTTAGCTACGACGCTGATTGCGATAAGAACATCAATAAGTTCTGCATCTTCAGCTTCGAGCCCGGCGGCTTTTTCAATGGTTTCTTTCTGCATCTGCAGCACCTCCGTTTCCGAAAGAGTTATCTCTTTCCAGCTATGTAAGGACAGTTGATTGGGATTTGACCGGAAGCCTTGAATTTTTTTCTGTGGAGATTCGTTCCTGTCTTCCCAGCTATGTATGGACAGTTGGTCAGGGAATGACCGGATGAATTTGAAAAAAGAAAAGGGCGTGATTTGCATATAAAAGGAAGCAAAAAAACAAAGACAGGATTCCGGTCAATCAGGGGAAAACTGTCCTTACCAAGCTGGAAGAAGTATGTCTTCACACTTTTTAGAAAGCGAGGTATAGCAATGCGATTAGTTTTGCAGACGGCCAATGTGGTCTCAGACGCGAAGAACTGCCTGTACCCGAATAGGGTGGAAGCAGGGGACGCGGCGGAGCTACAAGAAGCCATTAAGAAGGATCATGTGTGCGGTGAATATAAGAAGAACTACCGCAGCAAGGAAAACTTCATCCGTTCCAATGTGGCGGTTATGGACTGTGACAACGATCACTCTGAGGATCCGGAAGAATGGATCACGCCGGAGAAGATGGAAGAACTGTTCGGAGATTTTTCCTATGCAATAGCGTTCAGCCGTAACCACATGAAGGTGAAGGACGGCAAGTCCGAGAGACCGAGGTTCCATGTTTATTTCCAGATTGAAGAGATTACAGATGAGAAGGTATATGCCGGTCTGAAGATCGGCATTCAGAAGCAGTACACGTTTTTCGACGATAATGCGCTGGATGCGGCAAGATTCATCTTCGGTGCGGATACCGGAGAAGTGATCTGGCATGAAGGTTGGATGACGATCGATGAAGAAATCAGTCCAATCGTGGAGACGGACGAACCTGAGAAGCAGGATGGTATAAGTTCAGGACCGATCCTTCAGGGTAGCCGTAACAACACCATGAGCCGCTTCGCTTCCAGGATCCTTAAGAGATACGGGAATACAGAAAAAGCGCATGTGGCGTTCATGGAACATGCGGAGAAATGTGATCCGCCACTGCCGGAGACAGAGTTGAACACCATATGGAACAGTGCCGTGAGGTTCTTCAATAAGAAGATTTCTTCTTCAGACGGGTATGTACCACCGGATCAGTACAATGCGGATTTCAGTGATGCTTCCTTGAAACCGGACGACTATTCGGATATCGGAGAGGCGAAGGTGCTGGTGCAGGAATACGGTTCGGAGCTCAGGTTCTCTGCGGCAACGGATTATCTCAGGTATGACGGCGAACGCTGGATTGAAGATGTGCAGCTTGCTATTGGGGCGATTGAAGAGTTCCTTGACCTGCAGCTGGTGGATGCTCAGCAGGATAAGGAAGATGCTGAGAAGGCACTTGTTGATGCTGGTATTCCGGAACCGATAGTGAAGAGTGGGTCTAAGGCTGTTGCGAAGGAAGTTACACCGGATCAGATGCCACTTTTATATGCACTGATGGCAGCGGAGACCTACCTGAAGTTTGTACTTAAGCGTCGTGATTATAAGTACATCGTTTCGACGGGAAATGCGGCAAAGCCGATGATCGGTATCGATGTAAATGACCTGGATAAGAATGAGTTCCTTATCAATACGCCATATGCCACATATGACCTGAGAAAAGGTCTGGACGGTGAACAGCCGCATGATCCGAGGGATCTGATCACAAAGATTACAACCTGTGCGCCGGGCGACGGGGATAAGAAGCTGTGGCTTGATGCTTTGGAACTGTTTTTCTGTGGTGATCAGGAGCTGATCGAGTATGTACAGCTGGTAGTCGGTATGGCCGCGATCGGCAAGGTTTATCAGGAGTTCATGATCATTGCCTACGGAGGCGGCGCGAACGGTAAATCCACCTTCTGGAACACGATCTTTCGCGTGATGGGAGATTATGCCGGGAAGCTTTCAGCTGAAGCACTAACCATGAACTGCAAGAGAAATATTAAGCCCGAGATGGCGGAACTGAAAGGCAGCAGACTCATCATATCCTCCGAGATGGAAGAGGGAATGCGCTTGAATACGGCTACGGTAAAGCAGCTTTGTTCCACGGATGAGATTCAGGCGGAGAAGAAGTATAAAGCGCCGTTCCATTTTGTTCCTTCGCATACGCTGGTGTTATACACGAATCACCTGCCGAAGGTCGGTGCCAATGATGATGGCATTTGGAGAAGGCTGATTGTTATTCCCTTCAATGCGAAGATCACCGGCGACAGTGATATCAAGAATTATGCGGATTATCTTTACGAGCACGCCGGGTCCTTCATTATGAGCTGGATCATCGATGGTGCGAGGAAGGCATATGACATGGACTTCAAAGTGAAGATCCCGAAGGTCGTGGAGGATGCCATAGAAGCATACCGCGAGGATAACGACTGGATGGGACATTTCCTGGCTGATTGCTGTGAGATTGATAAGGCAGCGACGGAGAAGTCCGGGGAACTGTACCAGGCATACAGGGCATATTGCTTGCAGAATGGTGAGTTTACCAGAAGCACAACAGACTTCTATTCAGCAATCGAGAAGGCAGGTTTTGTGAGAAAGAAGACACGTTCCGGAATCATGGTTCACGGGCTGAGCTTGAAGGACGGACAGGACTTTCTGGACTGATGTGCAGTTCATGCAGGTCAGTTTCATAACTGTTTTCAGATTATGAGATTTTCAGGAATGCAGGTTTTAAGCCATTTGTGCAGGTCGTGAAGGTCTACTACTAAAAGACCTATAGAGAGGTTTTTGAAAAATGCCTTATAGGGAGTTTACGGGATGACTTTCACGACCTGCACACCTGAAATCTTTGACGGAGGTTTGCGATGCGTGAAAAAACCATAGAGCAAAAGTTGGTCGCCGAAGTGAAAAGGCGCGGCGGGATATGTCCAAAGTGGGTGTCACCCGGATTTGATGGGATGCCCGACCGATTAGTCTTCCTGCCGGGCAGGCATTTCGGATTGGTGGAGGTAAAAGCTCCCGGAGAGAAACCGAGACCGCTGCAGGTATCACGGCACCGGCTTTTAGAGAGATTAGGGTTCCGCACCTACATTCTGGATGGAGCGGAACAGATTGGAGGAATTCTGGATGAAATACAATCCACATGAATATCAGAAATATGCGATCAATTTCATAAAGGAACATCCGATAGCAGCAATACTGCTGGACATGGGCATGGGAAAGACAAGTATCGTGCTTACTGCTTTGAATGAGCTGATGTATGACAGTTTCGAGGTGACAAAGGTTCTGATCATAGCGCCTCTGAGAGTTGCGAAGAATACTTGGTCTGCGGAGATCGGGAAATGGGATCACCTGAACGGACTTCGGTATTCCATAGCAGTCGGTACGGCAGCGGAGAGGATGAAAGCACTTCAGGCGGATGCTGATATTTACATTATCAACAGAGAGAACGTGCCCTGGCTGATTGAGAAGAGCGGCTTGCCGTTTGACTATGACATGGTGGTGATCGATGAGTTGTCATCCTTTAAGAACTGGCAGGCAAAGAGGTTCAAGGCTTTCATGAGGGTAAGACCGAGAGTGAAAAGAGTCGTGGGTCTAACCGGTACGCCTTCCAGTAACGGATTGATGGATCTGTTTGCGGAATATAAGGTTCTGGATATGGGTGAACGCCTTGGACGGTTTATCAGTCAGTACAGAGTCGAGTATTTTGTGCCGGATCAAGTGAATGGCCCGATTGTTTACAGCTACAGGCTCAGGAAGGGAGCAGATAAGAGGATCTACGACAAGATTTTCGATATTACGATTTCCATGAAGGGAACCGACCACCTGCAGATGCCGGAGCTGATCAATTCGGAGTACCTTGTGTACCTGGATGAAGATGAACGTGAAAAGTATGAGTCGATGGCAAGCGATCTGGTGATTAATCTTCCGGGCGGAGAAGTCACGGCTGCAAATGCGGCTACTTTATCCGGAAAGCTGACACAGATGGCAAACGGAGCTGTTTATTCCGATGCCGGTGGTATCGAGCATATCCATGATAGGAAGCTGGATGCTTTGGAAGATCTGATCGAGGCGGCAAACGGCAAGAGTCTTCTGGTGGCATACTGGTACAAGCATGATCTAGCAAGGATCATCGAGAGGCTTGATGCGCTGGGTGTTCATTACGGAAAGCTTGATTCGGATGCATCTATACAGGAGTGGAATGCGGGAGGACTGGAAGTAGGACTTATTCATCCGGCTTCTGCAGGACACGGACTGAATCTTCAGAGCGGCGGCAATACGATTGTGTGGTTCGGAATGATATGGAGCCTTGAACTATATCAGCAGACGGTCGCAAGGCTTTGGAGACAGGGGCAGGAATCCGGGACGGTCGTGGTGCAGCATATCCTGACTGCGGATACCATCGATGAACGGATCATGAAAGCTTTGTCGCATAAGGGTGACACTCAGGCCAGACTGATCGATGCGGTTAAAGCTGAGGTGAGTGCCTATGGCAGGAAATAAGAATCTGGCAGAGGATCCGTATGAGAGACTTGCCAATGCAATTATTCTTCAGGCGGTCACCGATTACAGGTTGGCATTGAAGAAGATAAAAGCGTATCCGAAGAATCGGGATGCCATAAATGAGGCTTTGGAGATCGAGAAATTTTTCCGTTCCGGCTGGTACAGTCAGCTGACAAGTGTGGACGGGGAATACCTGATCCGAAGGCTCCAGGATGAAGTGAGACAATCAGAGTCAATCCGAGGGAAGAAAAATAAATCCAATCGGAGGTAGCTTATGAATAAGCATCAGACAGCAGCGAAGAAATACTTATCACAGGCCTTTGGGCTGAACCAGAGGATAGAGAGCAAGCTGGGGCAGATAGAGGAACTTCATGATCTGGCAACGAAAGCGACGGTGACGTATTCGGATATGCCGAAGAATCCGAACAGAGGTCATTCCAGAATGGAGGATTGTATCTGTAAGATCATCGACTTGGAATCCGAAATCAACCAGGACATGATCCAACTGGTGGAGCTTAAGAAGGATATCATCGGCAGGATTAAAGCCGTGGAGAGTACGGAGCTACAGACAGTATTGGAACTGAGATATCTGTCCTATATGCGCTGGGAGGAAATTGCTATCGAGCTTGGTTATGGTATCGACAATGTTTTCCGCCTTCACAGGAATGCGCTGGATGAAATAAAGATTCCGGAAACAATACAGTAAAATCAAGTTCGATACAGTAAGCCTCTGTGATAATGTTAAGATGGCAAAAGCGAAAGATGAGAGAGCCGTTGTGGGAAAACCTGCAGCGGCTTTTGTGTTGGAGATGATTTTTATGCCGATGAAACCAAAACGACCGTGCAGTTATCCGGGCTGTCCGAATCTTACAGATGGACGGTACTGTCCGGAGCATCAGCAACAGGTCAACAGTAACTATGAGAAGTATGGCAGAGATAAGGAAACAAAGCGACGATACGGCCGTGCATGGAAGCGGATCCGTGACAAGTATGCTGCGGAGCATCCCTTCTGTGAGCTTTGTTTTGAACGTGGAATTATCGTGCCTACTGAAGAGATACACCATAAGAAGCCGTTGAGTGAAGGTGGCACGCATGATCGTAGCAATCTGATCGCGCTGTGCAAGTCGTGTCACTCAACCATACACGCGAAGAGAGGGGACTATTGGGGAAACCATCGCGGGTAGGGGCGGTGCAAATCTCTATACGTATGGCTCCCAGGGAACGGCGCGGGGGTCACGCGTGCAAAATCGCGAAATGAAAAGTGAAATTTGGAAGGAAGGCGATGCTCTATGGCTGGTAGAAAGCCGAAGCCTACAGCGGTAAAAAAGCTGGAAGGCAATCCGGGAAAGAGAAAACTGAACACAAAAGAACCGAATCCGGGTAAGGGAATGCCCCACTGTCCTGCATGGTTATTACCGGAAGCGAAGACAGAATGGATCCGATTATCGGAAAAACTGAATCAGATGGGTGTGCTGACGGAGATCGACCGGTCTGCATTTGCAGCCTATTGTCAGTCCTATGCCAGATGGAAAGAGGCTCAGGAGCATATCGATTCCGAAGGTGCTACCTATGAAACGGAGAACGGTATGCAGAGACCGAATCCGTGGGTTGCGATCTGTAACACAGAGCAGAGACTTATGATGCAGGCAGCATCCGAATTTGGGCTGACTCCATCTGCCAGATCGAGGATCATGGCGGCATCCGGTGTCGGCAAGGACGAAGAAGATGAGATGGAGGCATTACTTGGGGGTGAGGCTTAATGGCGGAGAGAAGACCTGCGGGTTATCCGAAGCTGAAGAATTATAAGCCGTCGAGATTTATGCTTCCGACATCTCATTATGATAAAGCGAAGGCTGACAGGGCTGTGAAGTTCATCGAGAACCTGTGCCACACCAAAGGCAAATGGGCTGGCAAGAGGTTCTGGCTGCTTCCCTGGCAGGAGCAACTGATCCGTGACATCTTCGGGATCGTCAAACCTGATGGGTACCGGCAGTTCCGGACAGCCTTTGTGGAAATATGTAAAAAGGTAGGTAAGAGCGAATTGGCAGCAGCCGTCGCTCTTTATCTTTTATATGCAGATAACGAACCATCTGCAGAAGTCTATGGCGCTGCAGCTGACAGGCAGCAGGCCAGTATCGTTTTCGATGTGGCAAGGCAGATGGTGGAGATGTCGCCGGCGCTTCTGAAACGGTCGAAGCTGATGACGGCAACAAAGAGAATCGTGAATTATGGAAATTCAGGATATTACCAGGTGCTCAGTGCAGAGGTCGGGGGTAAGCATGGATTTTCAGTCAGTGGATTGGTGTTTGATGAGATTCATACGCAGCCGAACAGACAGCTGTATGACGTTTTGACAAAGGGATCGTCGGATGCCAGACAGAATCCGCTGCATTTCATTATCACCACGGCGGGAACGGACAGACATTCCATCGCCTATGAGCTTCATACGAAAGCGGTGGATATTCTGGAAGGCCGGCGTGTGGATCCGACTTTCTATCCGGTGGTCTATGGCCTAAAGGATGATGAGGACTGGGAGGATGAAGCGAACTGGTACAAGGTCAATCCTTCGCTGGGATATACGGTAGACATTGAGCGCTTGCGTGATGCTTATCGGGAGGCAAAACAAAATCCGGCGGATGAAGTGACTTTTAAGTGGTTGAGGCTGAATATGTGGGTTTCGAGTACTGTGGCATGGATACCGGATGCAATATTCATGAAAGGAAATGAAGAGATCGACTTGGCAGCTCTGGAAGGCAGGGACTGTTACGGAGGTCTGGACTTGTCCAGCACAGGAGATATCACGGCTCTGGTTCTGATGTTTCCTCCGAGAGATGAAGATGAGAAGTATATCCTGCTTCCGTTTTTCTGGGTACCGGAAGAAACGATACCGCAGAGAGTGAAGGCGGCTTCCGTTCCTTATGACATCTGGGAGAAGCAAGGATACCTGTTATCGACTGAGGGAAACGTGATCCACTATGACTTCATTGAGAAGTTCATCAATGATCTGGCGGAGAAATATCACATCGTTGAGATCGCAGTGGACAGATGGAACGCCACACAGATGATCCAGAACCTAGAGGGTGACGGATTTACGATGGTTCCGTTCGGCCAGGGCTTTGCTTCAATGTCCGGACCGACAAAAGATTTCTATCGTCTGCTCATGGAAGGCCAGATCATTCACGGAGGGCATCCGGTTCTCAGGTGGATGGCAGGCAACGTAGTGGTTGATACGGATCCAGCCGGAAACATCAAGGTAACGAAGGCAAAATCGAAAGAAAAGATCGACGGCATTGTGGCTGCAATCATGGCACTTGACCGGTGCATCCGAAATCAGACGGAGCCACAGGGGAGTGTTTATGATGAGCGCGGCCTGTTGGTCTTTTGAGGATAAAGCAATGCTGATTATATCAGTGATCGGCTTCCTTGTGATCAGGGAAGCCTTGAATCAGGCATATGAAGGAGGGACTGGGTATGGGAATACTGAGCGGTTTATTTCGGAGCAGGGATAAGCCCACAGACAGAACGGCAGGAAGTTCGTATTCATTCTTCTTAGGCGGGACGGCTTCTGGCAAGTATGTAACCGAGAGGTCTGCGATGCAGATGACGGCGGTGTACTGCTGCGTGAGAATCCTGTCAGAGGCGGTGGCGAGCCTGCCATTACAATTTTACAGATATACCGATGATGGCGGTAAGGAGAAAGCGGTGGAACATCCGCTTTATTTTTTGCTCCATGATGAGCCGAATCCGGAGATGACTTCCTTCATTTTCAGGGAGACATTGATGACGCACCTGCTTCTCTGGGGAAATGCGTATTCGCAGATCATCCGCAATGGCAAGGGTGAGGTTGTGGCTCTGTATCCGCTGATGCCGGATCGGATGAAGGTGGACCGCGATGAGCATGGACGTCTTTATTACGAATATACCGTTTACGATTCGGACGATGTGGACGGAAGAAAAGGCACCAATAAGGTTGGAAGGACGGTAAGGCTTCAGCCTCATGATGTTCTACACATTCCTGGATTAGGGTTTGACGGCTTGGTTGGCTACAGCCCTATTGCGATGGCGAAGAATGCGATCGGGCTGGCAATCGCTACCGAAGAGTATGGCAGCAAGTTCTTTGCAAATGGTGCGGCTCCTTCCGGCGTGTTGGAGCATCCGGGAACCATTAAGGATCCGAGCAAGGTCAGGGAAAGCTGGCAGGCGACTTTCGGTGGTTCGGGGAATGCGAATAAGATCGCAGTCCTTGAAGAAGGCATGAAGTACACGCCGATTTCCATTTCACCGGAGCAGGCCCAGTTCCTGGAGACAAGGAAGTTCCAGATCGATGAGATTGCAAGGATCTTCCGTGTGCCGCCTCATATGATCGGAGATTTGGAGAAATCCAGCTTCAACAACATTGAGCAGCAGTCGCTGGAGTTTGTGAAGTATACGCTGGATCCCTGGGTGAGCCGTTGGGAGCAGGCAATGGTGAGAGCCTTGCTGACTCCGGATGAGAAGAAGAAATACTTCTTCAAGTTCAATGTGGACGGTCTGCTCAGGGGTGATTACCAGAGCAGGATGAACGGCTATGCGACAGCCAGACAGAACGGATGGATGTCTGCCAATGATATCCGTGAGCTGGAAAACCTTGATAGGATCCCGGCGGAACAGGGCGGTGATCTGTACCTGATCAATGGAAACATGACGAAGCTGGAGGATGCCGGGATATTTGCGGCGGACGGAAACGGGAAGGAGGAAAATTCCGATGAAGAAGTTTTGGAACTGGAAAAGCAGGAAGATCAGAGACCAGGCTTCAGGCGAAGAGGTCAGTGAAAGAGTGCTTTTCCTGAATGGAACCATAGCAGAAGAGAGCTGGTTTGACGATGATGTCACGCCGGCTCTTTTTAGAGAGGAGCTGAATGCGGGGACAGGGAACATCACGGTCTGGATCAACAGTCCAGGTGGTGATTGCGTGGCGGCGGCTCAGATCTACAACATGCTGATGGACTATAAGGGCGATGTCACGGTGAAGATCGATGGCATTGCGGCATCGGCGGCAAGCGTGATCGCGATGGCAGGGACGAAGGTGCTCATGAGTCCTGTGAGCATGATGATGATCCATAATCCGGCCACTATTGCTTTTGGCGATACGGCGGAGATGCAGAAGGCGATCAACATGCTGGCTGAAGTGAAGGAATCCATCATGAATGCCTATGAGATCAAGACCGGCATGAGCAGGACGAAGATCTCACATCTGATGGATGCGGAGACCTGGATGGACGCGCACAAGGCGGTGGAGCTGGGATTTGCGGATGATGTGCTGCAGAGGGCAGATGCATCGGAAGCAGATGATCTGGAAACACCTGAGGTGTCGATGCTCTATTCCAGGGCGGCGGTGACTAATTCGCTGATGGATAAGATCGCGGCGAAGTGTCACATCAAGGCACCGGAGAGTGGTGCGGCAACTGAACAGACAACGGATAACGGGCGTTCCTGTGATGAGATCAGGGAACGCCTGAACTTTATCAAGAGATTCATTTAAGGAGGAATCGAGCTATGACTATCAAAGAAATGATCGAGAAGAGAGCGAAGGTGTGGGAGACCGCGAAGAACTTTGTGGATACCCACGAGAATGAAAACGGCGTTCTGTCTGCGGAGGATAACGCGACTTACAGCCGTATGGAGCAGGAGATCGAGGATCTGACTGCGGCTATCGACCGCCAGCAGAGAGCAGAGGCAAGGGAGGCTGAGTTCAATAAGCCTGTGAATATGCCTCTTACCGGAAGACCTGCGATGCAGAAGCCGGATGAGAAGACCGGGCGTGCTTCCAATGCCTACAAGGAAGATTTCGGCGCTCAT